AGACATATCCAGATGGTACGACTGAGACCCTGACTTATCCTTCTAGGTATAAATATTTCTTGGTTGTAGATGGTGAGATTGTTCAGAGAAGTGATAGTTGGGCAACGATTGAACAGGCTTACGTTGATGAGTGTGACGATAGTCATGGTGGCGGTCATGGTAGGTTAGACCCCGGACATCATCACCTTATTAATCATGTTGCTACATCTCAATCTGATTATCCTACGATGGATAATACAAAAGCAGAGATACAAGATTTTTACGATAAACGAAGTATTTCATACTCTAGCTCAGAAACTAAATCAGAGCTACTGTCTAGGATAGTTCCAATGATGGCTGGAGATGAAGAAGTATCAAAACACATAAAGGTATAGATATGAAAAAGATAATGGCTTTCTTAATGGCTTTTTCTTTTATTAGTGCAAATCCACCTAGTTCAGTTCAGTATGAGCAGTTAGCGTCTAGTGAGGAAATTAAAAAGAAAAAGAAAAAAGGCAAGAAAAAAATTAAAGGAAAAGGTAAGAAAAAGAAGAAAGGCTTTTTCTCAAAGGTATTTGGTTCCAAGTAATGAGTCTTTATAAATATACACAGAAAGAAGCATCTAATCTATTAATAGGGCAGAATGGTTTCGACGTTATAGGAGAACACGACACTACTGTTGTTAATCCAGACACAGGTTCTTGGATTGCAATCCAAGCTTTAGGTAAAGACACAGAAGGAACTACTGAGTTTCTTAAAATAAAGGTTACATCTAATGTAGGTGACAATATAGATTCGTTTGTAAATCTAATACCCGGAGAAATACTTTATGGTAACTTTAGTGGCATTGTAAACCACACAGATTCTACAGCGGTATGCATAGCTTACAGAGGGTAAGAAGAACCTATAGAATGGAAAGAAGACTTAAGATGCAAAAACTTTCTATGTGGCAAAAAATTAAAAATTGGTTTAAAAAAATATTTTGAATAATAAAATAAAAAAGGAGAGTTGTCAAGTTGTTAGTACGAGTTATGATATCCCTGTTAAATACATTAATGCTAAGCGGTTGCAGTCAAGGTTGGAGCGTAGCAAATCTAGAGCTGTCACCACAGGATACAGTTACAAATACGGTTTTTATAGAAGTAATGGGGACTGACTCAGTTTTACATTATTATCACGGTAGGGTTTACGAAGCTTCTAATTGGTGTTGGGTTCATCATCAGTATGAAGATGTGGTGAAATGAGTGGAAAACCTAATACCGCTAGAAGTTATCGCACTACCATTCTTGATGATAACGCCATTGTTAGCATTAATCTCAAATGGCTTGCTCAAGGATGTGTCCTTGTTGCAGTTTTGGTATATGGCTACTGGCAAATTGAAAACAGAATTAAATCACTTGAAGATAAAGTTGCTAATGCAGATGAACAAATTGGGAATCTACTTGATAAACACATCGTGGAAGAAAGGGCTCAACGAGAAGAGTTGGCAGAGAAAGTAGCGTTTTACGAAAAAGAATTAAATTTAAACCCATTTAGCTGGGGAAAGCGGAAAAAGAAATAATGGATTTTATGGCAATATACGGAGAGGCTGGGATGATAGGCGTTGTCGGGGTAATGTTCGTCTATCTAGTAATGTCTTTATCTAAGAAGAGTGAGACACAGCAAGAGGCTTTAGAAAATTTAAAAGTAGAAAACAAGGGTCAAAGCGAAACACTAGAGAATATGGAAGGAATGATTATTAAGTTAATAGGAAGATGGAATCAGTCTGATGATAAACTCGACAGAAAGTTTGATGCTCTTACAAAAGAAATAAACGATTTAGATAATCAAGTATCTAGAATAGATGGTTCATTAAGTAGGATAAATGGAAAACACTAAAGCAATATCAGATAATAGTTCAATGACAATAAGTCTGCCTATGATTATACAAGCAGTTACATTTGTTGTTATGTTAGTGTGGGGATATAGTCAATTAAATGCTAGAATATCTTTTTTAGAATATCAAGTGGCTATGAATGAAGAACATATAACTAATATAGAAGAAGATGCTGAAGCTAATCAAGATGCAGAAATACCAGCTGATATTAAACAGAACGAAAGAATTAAAGTATTAGAAAAAGAAGTTCAAAGGTTGAGAGATAATGGATAGTTTAAAAGTTACTGGATTAAGTACAAGCTTAGGTTTTGTTTACTGGACAGATTTAATATCTGGTATATTAATGTGTGTTATGTTCGCAATACAAATTTATTATTTATACTTAAAAACAAAAAAGATAAAGGAAAGCTAATATGTTAATGAAAATGATAGCAGATGAATTATTATCTGATAAAACAGGTGATGAAATTATTGATGAAATTAATAAAGCTGTTGATATCCCAATCATCAGTGAAAAAACAGAAAAGGCTATATTAGAAGCTCTTTGGAAAGTAATCAAAGGCGTTCTACTTAAAAAGATTGGTGTATAATGCCTGCCAAGAAAGGAAAAAAGAAAGACTCTAGACTTAAAAGAGCTGGTGTATCTGGTTATAACAAACCCAAGAGAACACCTAATCATCCTACTAAGTCACATATAGTTGTTGCTAAGGAAGGTAGTAAGATAAAAACAATACGCTTTGGTCAACAAGGTAAAAGAGTTGGTAAGCTTTCAGGTACTGCAGGTAAACCTAAGAAGGGTGAGTCTGCTAGAATGAAAGCAAAACGTAAATCATTTAAGGCTCGCCACGCTAAGAACATTGCCAGAGGTAAAATGTCAGCGGCTTGGTGGGCTAATAAAGTAAAATGGTAAAAGGACTTAGATATGCCACAGGGTAAAGGAACATATGGGTCAAAAAGAGGTAGGCCTAAAAAAACTAAAGCTAAAGGCAAAGCACCTAAAAGTGTTAAAGGTGTGTCAATGTCTGGATTAAATATGAGACAGGCAAATGCAATGAAGAAACATTCAAAACATCATACAGCAAAACATCTTAGAATTATGGCAAACGCTATGAAAAAAGGAAAAAGCTTTTCAGAGTCTCATAAAATGGCTCAGAAAAAAGTAGGAAAATAGTGGCTACTGCTAAGAAAAAAGACCCGAAAAAGTGGGCTAGGGCAAAGGCAAGAGCCAGAGCTAAGATGGGTGGACACTCAGCTAGAGCTATGCAACTTGCAGTTAAGTACTATAAGCAAGCTGGTGGAAGATATTCTGGAAAGAAAAGTTCTGGTAATAAACTTTCTAAATGGTCAAAACAAAAGTGGGATTATGTCAGTAAGGGAGATAAGAAAAAACCGAAAAGAAAAAGAGGGCGTTACTTACCTGAATCAGTTAGGAAAAGTCTCAGTCCCGGTCAAAAAAGTTCTACAAACAGAGCAAAAAGAAAAGCCTCTGCTTCAGGAAGAAGAAAGGCTAAATACAGTAAATCAATAGCAAGGAAGGTTCGCAATGCCTAGATTCGGAAAAAGAAGTAAAGAAAGATTAAAGGGTGTAGACACTAGATTAGTTAATGTTCTTAATGAGCTTATAAAAATTATGGATGTTACCATAATAGAAGGATTGCGTAGTGAAGAAAGACAGAAAGAGCTATTGGCTAAGGGGGCAACGAAAGTAAGATATTCCAAACATATGGATGGAAAGGCGGTAGACTTAGCCCCCTATCCGATAGACTGGAACAATAGAGATGGCTTTCACTATATGGGTGGAATGATACGTGGTATAGCACACAAGCTTGGATTGAAGGTAAGATGGGGTGGTGACTGGGATTCTGATGGTGATGTGAAAGATAATGGATTTGATGACCTAGTACACGTGGAGATACTTGATTAATGGCTAAGGCTAGTGTTAATATAAACGACTTTGGTAGAGGTATAAACACGGTTAAGAACCCTAGAGATTTAGTAATAGGTGAGTCTCCTAACATAGTTAACTTTGATACATCTAATAGAGGTGAGTTAAGACCTAGAAGTTATTTTAATAAACAAACAAATGGAGGTTCTCTAAGACTGGGTTCAAATAGCGTAGATGTACACACTGCATCAATAAACCCCGGGTATGGACTGTATTACTTCGAAGCTGATGAAGCTACTGGGCTTAGAGGTGTTACATTTACTGCTGATGGAGCTGGTGCATATAGTGCTAAGGATGGTAATAATATAATATTTATAGCGGCAAGTGACACTATTAGAATTAACAACGATAACTTTTGGACTGAAAACAATATACTTTCTTCAGCTACTAATTTCCCAGTAAAAATTAAAATATCGGGAACTTCTAGTAACAATGGAACGTTTACAGTTACTGGTGTAGGAAGTGACTTAGACCCGTTTGGGCCTGTATTAGGTTCAACTTGGAATCCTAGTGGCAGTAATAATGACTTTGTAAATAACTATATTCAAGTTGCAGAAGACCTTACAGATGAAAATGTTGCGGCAAGCACTAGTGTTACTATACAAAGAATAGGTCTTGTAGGAGACCAGTTATTAGCATTAGGTAATACAGATGACAATAAAGTAGACGTGTATTCAGATAGTTCTGATGCTTGGTCTGCTGATAAGATTACAGTAGTAAATTCACTAGAGACAAATGAAAGCCCTGAATATGTATTTTACTATATAGACTCATCGCTAAGAGTTGCTGATGGAAATTTTAAAAATGAATCCACCCCTAAATGGTATGGTTTTATAGATAGAAATCAGTTTCAGTTTAATACAGGAACAAGTACTGAAAATGTTTGGAGAACAATAACTCCCGGATTTTATGAAGAAAGTAATGACTTGGCACCACCAACTAGCGTTAATAAAATAAATACATCAAGTATGGATGGTAGTGCTGAGTTCCCAGCGTCTGGAGCTGGTTGGAATATAGCGGTAATAGAGACAGATGAAGAAGGTGAGTTTAGCCCCGGTGATTATGAGTTTTGTGGAACATTTATATATGATGGCAATCAAGAATCATTAATTACAAAAGACAATACAAATACAAAAACATTAGAAGGTTTTAAAAAATTAAAATTTAATGTATTTGCAAGAGATGATAGAACAAGTAGGTATAACAGGAGAATAACTGGCGGTAGAATATATTTTAGAGAAGCTGAGTCTAGAGACCCTTGGGTTTTATTTGCAGATATAGATATAAGAAGAGGTGTAAGAGCTTCATTAGTTGATGAGTATAAAGGTTGGATTGAAGATGATACTGGAGGAGTTCCTTTAGGGCAGTTTAGGATAACCACAGATACAACAAGTGCTAATAGAGGTTCTAGCTATTGGCATCTTTTTTCACAGAGACCTAATATAGATACATATGAAAGTATAAATGGCTACTCTCCTAATGATACAAAGCAGATTGCATTTGGAAAAACAGGTTCCGGATATAAAACAGCGGTAGTAGCTAATAGAAGAACTTTTGTAGCTAATGTATTATACGATGATAACGCTACTAGTAGCTCTGATGATAATACAGAGTTTCAGCACTATGGTGATAGGATAATGTTTAGCGAAGTAGGCAAGTATGACTTGTTTCCTAATTTTAATTTTATAGATGTTGTTAAGGGCGATGGTGAAGACTATGTAAAGCTAGAGTCTTATGCTGATAGATTACTAGCATACAAACAAAGAACTTTGCAAATATTAAACATATCATCTCCTTCTCCTTCTAATTGGTTTCTTGAAACTACTATACAAGAAGGTGGTGTTACTAAGCCTTACTCAGTATGTAAGGGTAGGGGTGGTGTTATATGGGCAAATAAAAGTGGTGTTTACAGATATGATGGCTCATCA